AAACGTAAAGAACGACAACAAAGAATGAAGGATCGCCTTACTGTTCTTTTTATTATTTGTTCTTTAGGGTTTATAGGTTGGTCAGGATGGTACATATATGAAGCCATACAAGAGAGAAGATTAGATTCTGCCAAGCAAAGGCTTGAGCAAGCTAAAGAACGTCAGCGGAATATTAGAAAGTGTGGTCGATACAAATGTTGATGGCATTCTTGTTAGTGGTGGTGGTAGAAGGCGAGACTGTGTCTGACAACCGGATGCTCTGGAAATCAGTGTATCGATGCCAAGAATTTGCCAGTGCAATAGAACAAGGCAAGTGGAGTCCGAATGATCGTCCGTATTACAGACAACAAAATGTGACCAGTTATTGCATCCCAAGGATGGTAAGTAAAAATACGCCTTTATTTGAGTGAGAATATGTGATGAAATTTTACCTGACGCAGGCCTTATTCAGCCTACCCTACCTCGCGGTCAGGTGCGTCAAAGACCGCATAAATGAATAACAAGGAGATGATATGAGCGCAATACTTAGTTCCCTCGTTGGCCCTGTTACCGGGTTGCTTGATAAGTTTATCGAAGATAAAGACCAAAAGAACGCTCTCGCCCACGAGATTGCAACCATGTCAGAACGACATGCCCAAGAGCTTGCAAAGGGTCAGTTAGAGGTAAACAAAGTAGAAGCGGCAAGCAAGAGTATGTTCGTTGCCGGGTGGCGCCCGGCCGTGGGATGGACATGCTGCGTTGCCTTACTTTCAAACTACATCCTTATACCTATGGCTAACTTTGGGTTGTTGCTGGCTGAAATGAATGTTGAGGTTCCTAGCCTTGATATGTCAGCCATGATGCCTGTATTGCTAGGTATGCTTGGACTTGGCGCTATGAGAACTGTAGAAAAAACGCAGAAAGTAAGTAGAGAAAAATGAACAAAGAGCTAGAGCCTGGATCGGAGTACAATAAATACGATACAGATGGCGATGGTGTGGTGACAGATGCAGAGCTTGCTACCACAGAGAGGTTACAGGCGCTTGAGATTGCTAACGAAAAAGCTGATGCACAGAAGAACATGTGTTGGTTTGCTTTGTTTGGCATGCTTTTATACCCCTCTGGTATTGTGATCACATCCTTTTTGAAACTAGACCAAGCAGCCTCTATACTAGGGGACATAGCGTCAGTGTATTTTATATCTGTATCAGGTTTGATTGCAGCTTTCTTTGGGTTTCAGAGTTTTAGAAAATAATGGAAATAGCAATAGTATTTATAATTGGTTACTTAATCGGTAAGTACGCATGACGGTAGATGTAACAGTCCTTTATGACGAAATAGCCAGTGACGAAGGAAAGGTGCTTCATCCTTACCTTTGTACAGAAGGTCACGCCACCATAGGGATCGGCCATAAGATCTTACACACTGATCCAGAAGCTAGTCTGCCTGTTAAGAATGCTTATGACGGTGCGCCAGAAGAGGAGTGCATTACAGAACATCGATGCTACGAGTTGTTCCAAGAAGACGTACAAATCGCTATTGATGGTTGTTGTAGGATATATGACAATTGGGAGGAGCTACCTCAAGAAGCCCAACATGTGCTTGTGAACATGTGCTTCCAAATGGGAACCACCGGACTCAGTAAGTTTAAGAATATGAACGAAGCAGTAGAGGCGCAGGCTTGGGGCCAGGTAGCCCTTGAGATGATGGATTCTAGGTGGAGCAAACAGACTCCAGCAAGAAGCAATCGTTTAAAAATACGAATGCTTGAACTAGCGGACGCATAATATGCCATTACAACCTTTTCAGTTTAGACCAGGCATCAACAAAGAAAGCACCAGTTATACCGCTGAAGGCGGTTGGTTTGACGGTAACCTAGTTAGATTTAGAAAAGGGTATGCTGAGAAGATAGGCGGTTGGCAGAAGTTTGTCTTAGCCTCTTACGAAGGGACTGGCAGAAAGCTACATAACTGGGTGAATCTAGCAGGGTCAAAGCTTTTAGGGCTTGGCACTCGATTCAAGCTCTACATTCAAGAAGGCGCAAGCTATAACGATGTGACCCCCATACGTCTGACCACTGCAGCAGGCGATGTCACTTTCTCTGCAACCAACGGATCGTCCACCATTACAGTAAATGAAACCGGACATGGTGCATTTGAAAATGACTTTGTTACTTTTTCAGGTGCAGCAAGTTTGGGCGGTCTGATTATTGCTAATGTGCTGAATCAAGAATACCAAATATTATCGATAGTAAACACTAACAGTTACACCATTACAGCCAAAGATACTTCTGGTAACACAGTGACTGCTAACTCAAGTGACAGCGGTAATGGTGGTGGGTCCACGGTAGGCACATATCAGATCAACACTGGACTAGATGTCTTTGTTGCAGGCACAGGCTGGGGCATTGACTCATGGGGCTCTGGGGCATGGGGATCGACCTCTGCTATCTCTGAAGGCAACCAATTAAGATTGTGGTCAATGGATAATTTTGGTGAAGATCTTGTAGCCAATCCAAGAGCAGGAAGTATTTATTATTGGGACAATACCAATGGTTTGAATACCAGAGCCGTTGCGCTAAGCGCTTTGTCTGGCGCTAACCTTACGCCCACCAAAGGGTTACAAGTCATCGTATCTGACATTGATAGACACGTTATAGTGTTGGGTGCAGATCCTATTAATTCTACCTTTACCGCAAGAACAGGTTCAGTTGATCCGCTTTTGATTGCATTCTCTGATCAAGAAAACCCAGCAGATTGGGAGCCCAGATCGGACAATACAGCAGGTGATCTTAGATGTTCTGCAGGTTCTGAGATCATTGGTGGATTACGAGCTCGACAAGAAACGCTGATATGGACTGATGTGGCTCTATATAGTTTACAGTTCATAGGACCGCCTTTGACCTTTGGTCTTAACCTAATCAATGAAGGTGTAAGCTTGATGGGTCCAAACTGTCCGGTGAATACGCCTTCTGGAACCTTTTGGATGGATAAGAAAGGTTTCTATAAATATACAGGTGCGGTTGAAAACGTCAGATGTACCGTGCAATCCTATGTGTACGATGACATGAACCAGTCACAAGGATTTCAGTTCTTTGGCTTTGTGAACAAACAGTTCAACGAAGTGGGTTGGTTCTATTGTTCAGCTTCTACCGCAGTCATTGACCGATACGTTACTTACAACTATGAAGAGGATAGCTGGGCGATTGGACAACTCTCTAGAACCACATGGATAGACGAAGGCATCTCTGACAACCCCATAGCTGCAGGCAAAGACTCATCCACTGCATACTTGTATAGCCATGAGGTGGGCAATGACGATGATGGATCGCCCATGGAGTCTGTCTTTATTGAGTCCGGTGACTTTGACATAGGCGATGGAGAGCAGTTTCAGTTTGTTAAGCGCATGATTCCAGACATTAACTTTAATGGATCTGGGGGTAGCGGTCAGTCAATTGATGCAGTTCTTAAAGTTAGAAACTTCCCAGGCGATGACCTAGCCACAGAACAGACAACAGCGTTTACTGGTAGCACCACTAAGATAGACATGAGGGCTAGAGGCAGGCAGGCAGCTTTACGATTCCAATCTGCAAACGCAGGGGTGGGATTCAGGCTTGGCAAGACTAGGTTAGATCTACAACCAAATGGTAAGAGATAATGGCTAAGATATTACAGACCAGACTGCCTTTATCCTCTGATGGGAACGTCACAGCAGATACATACAACCGGGCGGTCAGGGTGCTGGAGCTTAATTTAAACGCTGTTGACGTAGACCAAACGCCTCAATTCAATCAAACTACTATTGATAAATCTAAATTCAGGGACGGTGACGTTATTTGGAACCAAACTGCAGGCAGATTACAGGTATTTGATGGAGACACATTTAAAGATATATCATATGATTCTCGTACATTACTGGCTACAGCCAGTGTTGGCACGGTTCAAGTAGTAACTAAAGGTTCTATTGTCGTAGAGGTAGGGTAATGACTAAATTATGCGCTCGTGGTAAAGCCGCAGCCAAACGTAAGTTTGATGTATATCCGTCAGCTTATGCAAATGCCTATGCCAGCAAGATATGTGCAGGCAAGATAAAAGATCCCTCTGGTAAAAAGAAAAAAGATTGGGGTCCAAAGAAGATGAATTGTGGTGGTTTTGTTGCTAAAAGATACAGAGTTCTTCAATGAGCTTAACGGATTGGTTTGGTAAAGGCTCGAAAGGAGACTGGGTAGATATAGGCGCACCTAAGAAGAAAGGTAAGTTTCAGAGGTGTGGTCGTAAATCCACCAAAGGCTCTAAAAGAAAGTATCCAAAATGTGTGCCTCGATCTAAGGCAAATCAAATGACAGAAGGCGAAAGGAAAAGCGCAGTTAAAAGAAAGAGATCTAAGAAGCAAGGCGTGGGCGGTAAGCCCACCAATGTATCTACTTTCATGAATGGAGGCATGGCATACCATAGAGGGTGCGGTGCAATCATGTCAGATCGTAGAAAGAAAACGAGACATAGCTGATGTTTAGGTCTTATGCAGAAGAATTTAAAAACGGTGGATACGCTACTAAAACCGTAAAGCGTGGTGGCAGGCGCATAAGAAAGCCTGATAATATGCCAAAACGTAATAAGAAGAACTTCCGGTCCACAGAATCAGGGGCTGGAATGACAGAAGCAGGTGTAAAAGCCTATCGCAAAAAGAATCCAGGTAGTAAACTACAGACGGCTGTAACAGAAAGTAAACCAACTGGCAAGAGGGCG